GAGAATCCGTCCGTGATCTTCTTTCCTGCCAGGTTGATACCAGCCAACACTGGTGCGTTCTTTGCGCCAGCAGCCAGAACCTGAGTGATGGCACCCCTTGCAGTACCGACGGCACGAATGGCCTGGCCTCCGACGGGGATCATGTACAGCGGGTCCGTGAGGCCGGAGACAGCACCGGCGCCAAGAGTGGCGTACCACGGTGCAGTCTCGGCGTAGCGTGCCATCGTCTGCTGATCCTCGAGCACGCCCGCCGCATCATCGAGCACGCGATAGAACTGCTGGCGGGTCATGTCCTCAGTGATGTAGCCGTCCTCGGCCAACTGGTTGACGAGAGCAAGGCGAGGAGCGGCCATGCGTTCGATCTCAGCCTTCATGTCGAACGGCCGCTGATCTTCCGGAAACGGAACCACAAGCTCTGCGAGCCAGTCGCTGAATCCGTTGGTGGCACGCACGGTGGGATTCAGGGCCATGCCAGCCGTGACGGTGTCCCAGAAGCCGGGATCCTCGTCGCGGCGGGATGAGATGACGAACCTGTTGGCGGATTCGTGTCCGAAATCAAGTTCCTGTGTCGGCTCGCCAGTAGGCGATACACCCATGCCACCAAACTCTTGAAGGAGCGGCGACGGCTGGAACTGAGTCATTTCTTGCTTCGGATCTTGCGGAGTACGTCATCGGCGGTTGCTGGCGAGGCTGGCTCAGGCGACACAAGCCGCATCGTGCGGATGACCACTGGCGAAGCACCATTCTGATCTGGTTCACCAGTGCGGATGAACACGTGGTACGAGTTGTCGTTGGAGTACAGCACGGGGACGACAGACTCAACACGGTCAGCAGGGATGTTGTTGGTCTTCAGCCAGGCATCCGCCATCGGCTGATCCCACTGCATCGTTGGGTAGTCCGGTCCGCGCTCGTAGGCTGCGAACGTGCGATCACCAAGCTTCGGGAAAACGTGATTCTCAAAGACGCGCTTTGATTCGGCGGCGATCTGCGTTTCGATTGCTCGACGATCTGGAGTCCAGGCTCCGGACACCGGGTTCCACTGCGAAATGGTGCGCTGGGCTGCCTCAAGCGCCAGTTCGTTCAAAGCGGATCCACTGACGCCGAGGCCATTCAGGGTCGCGGCAGCAGTTTGTGCAACAGCGTTTTGAATGGTTGCAATCGTCGGTACTGGCGCCGTGGCGTTAGTGATGCTGTAGCCCCCAATCCTCGTCACCTGATTGATAACGAATGCGGTCGTGATTTCTCCAGACGGCAGCGTCGGGAGCTGTGCGTCCTGGTTACGGTCAACCGCTGACGCGAACATGGATCGAAGGGCTGGCATCGCCTCGGCAGTCAGATTGCCGTCCTGATCGCGTGGTAGTCCAGCGACCGAACGGTCACTCAAGACGTCACGAACGGCCATGATGACGGGTGCATTACCGGCGGTGTCTGTGTCGCGGACGTTGAACCCTGTCACCTGAGCCATCGCGTCGTCCTGGTACAGGGGAGCAAGCCGTGCAATGAAATCAAGAGCCGCGTCACGCTGGTCTGGACGACCGTTCAGGCTGCCGTAGAGGGTGTCGAGCAGACCCGCTGGCATGGTCTGTGTCTGGAAGACCACGGTTGCTGCGACCGCAGGATTGATCTTGCTTTGCTGAACCGCGCCAGTCTGTTGAAGTACATCTTTCCACTTCGGATCAGATGGAGTCAGGATGACGTTTCGGTTCATCACATCATCGACCAGCCGACGGGTCTCTCCCATCTTGTCGATCTTGGTGAACTCCGAATCCACTCGCTGTAGCAGGTCGATTGAGACCGCTTTCCGCTGTGCATTCTCAATCGCCGAAAGGTTGGGGTCGTAAGCCACCTCGCTGAGTCGCGTGGCGATGGTGTCGCGGGTCTCGGCCGTTGGGCTCAGTGCGTAGGTGTTTGCGACCTGCCGAAGGACATTGTCATCCTGAGCCTTGATGAAGGTCTGCTCGCTCGTTGCGATGGTGTCGGCGGGAGCGCCAGCCTCAACCAGGCGATCACGCAGACGGAAGAACGTCTCGTCGCCATTCTTGGCGGCACCCTGCATGGCATTTGTAATCAGCGGGATGATCTTTGCAGTGGCCGTCGCCCGCACGGACGCCTGCGACTCCGGGGAGAGCGTTTCTGACATGGCAACAATGGCGTCGTACTGTTCCGGATCCTTGGCCTTGTCCAGCTGTTCGTTCAGGAAGTCGCGGCTCATGCCATCGCGCAGTGCTGAATCCTGAATGTTCTGTTCGAGCACGTCATTTAGCGCGAGGAAGCGTTCGGTCAGCGGTGCCGTGCTGGTTGTGAGCTGTTTCGCCTGCTGCGCGACCAAGGTCATGCGGGCGCTCTCGTTTGCGGCGATCTTGCGTCGCAGGTCTGGGCGCTGGACATCGGACAGCAGCAGTCGCTCTTGCGGATCCGTCAGATCACGGCTGATGCGGTCGAACATCGTCTGGTCGCCCATTTCGGCCGCCTGCTTTAGAGCAAGCCCGTAGGTGCCAGACATGTACGTGGTGCGGTCCATCCAAGGGAACCGGGCCGAGGCGTCCTCGTACATCTGATCCGGCGTGGCCCGGAGCGCGTCTGGCACGTTGTCAAGGAAGAACCCGGCGACCTGCGACCGAAGGAACTGTTCCGAAGCCTGCTTCTGGCTTTCGGCAGATCGACGTAGGTAGAGCTCTGTAGCCGCACCTTGCACCGCACGCTGCCACACCGCATTTCCGGCCGGAGTCCTGGCGTTGTACCCGCCTGCCGCAGTCTCAGCGAAGTCCATGACGTTCGGCGTGCCGTCGATCAGTTGGTTGAGTTCGCCCTTCTGGAACCGCTGCTGTAGTTCGGCGACCCGCTTTGCCGCGGCCATCTGTGTGTCGTAGACGTCAGCTCGCTCGGTCATGGCCGCGTCCATGCGAGCCAGCTGCCCAAACTGCGAGAACGCCGTGCCGACATTCGAGACGACTTGCATGGCCTGCTCAAGGTCTTGGGCGGCCTTGGTGTCCAGCGTCGGAGCGACGAACGGAGAGATGGCACCGACTGGTGGCGCGGTCAGTTCGGCGACAGGGATCACCCGCTGCTGCGGATTGATCTGGACCGGGGCCGAACGGCGAAAACCCCCCGCCTGTGGAGCGAGTGCGGCCGATGCTTCAAATTGGCTCATGGTTATCTGTTCAGATATGCAACGCCACTGGTTCTATTCAGTGACGCGATGCCGCCGGTAATGGAAAGTCCGGTTCCGAACCCACCGAGTGCGCCCTGCGCCATCGCAAGGCCGCTGGATCCGAACTGCGATTGCAGCTGGCCCGTTGCGTTCTGGATCTGGAACTGCTGGGCCGCGTAAGACTGCGTTGCTCCGAACAGTGCAGCCCGGTAGTTCAGGCTGTCCTGAACGAGCGTCCGGCGAATGTTGCTCTCAAGTGTTCGGCTGTTCAGGGCACCTTGAATGTCAATGGATCGCAGCAGGTCGGCCTTGCTTCCCGTGAATGCGGCCCCGCTTTCCGCAAGGGCAACACGGGCCGCACCGGAGGTCTGCTCAAAGTCCTGGCGCACGGCGCGGCGCATCTGCGGGATGGCCTCGAGCGTGCCCTCCATGTTGAACATCTGGGCCTCGCGCAGCATGGCAAGCCGCTGCTGGTACGAGGTGTTGTAGAAGTCGCTCTGCTGGCCGAGGAGTCGCATGGCCTGCTGAGCCGCGGCGTTCTGCTTCTTCTGGGCTTGGTATCCAAGGAACCCCTGAATGATGCTCGTTGCACCACCGACAGCCAGTCCGATGCCAAGAAGCGGCGTGAGGAAGCTGCTTGATGCGGCTGCCGCGCCGCCAGCAGAAGCTCCGCCGCCGGCCGTGAGCATTCCGCCCTGCAAGGCAAACGCGCTCATGTATTGCCTCCGTGGAGCATGCTGGTGTGTCGGCCGTAGTACTCGATGCCGGTGAGGATGGTTGGGCGTGCGTCGATGTTCTCGACGGTCACGGTCAGGTCGTTGGATCTTCCGACGCACCATGCAGTGAAGCGACCCTGTGCGTCAAAGTCTGACGTGGTTGGTGGCGTGAACGTGCTGGTGCGGGTCTGTCGATTGAGGCTGTTCGCGCTGACCTTGTATGGTCCGCTCCTGAAGTGGTCCGTCACAACCTTGCTTACTTCGAGCTCGCCCTCGATGATCGGGTTGCCGCTGCCATCCTGCTGATACAGGCGCGTGAACGTGACCCGGAACGGGATCGCCCGACCGAGCACGACAAGTTTCCCGGTGAGATCCGTTCCAGTGATTGAGTTTGGAATTGGAGTGCTGGTGGCTGTGGTTCCACTCATCGAGATGAACCGCTGCTTCCAGACGCCATTATCCATCCAGACGACCGTGTTGATCGACGGGTCCGCGTATGGAAGCGTCCATGATGTTTCCGACCCGTTGTACGTGCCGCCCTTTATCACATGGCGGTGATCCAAGCGCGGCTGTTCGCTGAACGATGCGGGCGCAAGCGGATCGCTTGTCAACGGCATCGACTCCACGATCATGTTCAGGTTAGAACTGATGAGCGTGGTACGCAGGATGTACAGGGTGTCATCAATGACGATGGCATCGTTGATGATGTCGCCACCGAACGAGTATCGCGTCCAAGCGGACTGCACAAGCTTGTCAGCAACGCGGGTGCTGCGATACACGTACAGGCTTCCATCGGTGTTCCCGTATCCGTCGAAGATCACAATGTCGCCCGTGGCGATGATCGTCGTGTTCGTGGGCGTTGGGCACTTGTTTCCAACCCAGGTCGATGGATTCGAGAAGAAACCGCCGCCCACGCCGTTGCTGGTGATTGTCGATGTCGGATCCGTCGTCGTTGGCTGCGGCACCACGACGAGCGTGTCGTTGTTGTCGCTGCCGATCAGCGAGCGCAACGACGTCGGCAAGAGCCCATCCACATGCTGCGTGATGGTGTTGGCGCGGTTGGAGACTTGGATGTCGTCGTAGACGTACTCGTAGATCAGGCTGGATTCCTCGCGTGCTCCAGCTAGGTAGATCATGCTCGATACGGGTACTGGACGAACCTTCTGCGTGTTGTAGGTCGTGCTCGGCGTGAAGGTTGCGTTGCTGGCCGTGAAGGTCTCGTCGCCACCGAGCTCAAACTGCGTCCCGGCGCGAGTCAAGAGCAGTAGGCTCTTGCGGAACGGAACCATGTAGTCGATCAGCGAGATGGTGTTGGAACCGATCTGAACCGTGATCGGATCAGCCGGGTTCGACGCAAATGTGCTGGACGAGTACGGGAAAAAGTTGAACAGGTCGTTCGGCTGGCTGCACACAACGAACTCGCCCATCGCGAGGCAGAGTCGGCCGCGGTGATATGCGATGTCCGAGATGACGGTGTCGGCCTGGAATGGAGATGGAGCCTGCCACGATGTCGCATTCGTGTTGGCCGCTTTCAATTCCGTCGCCTGCGTCACGAATGAAACGGTGAATGTCGGTGGAGCCAGGGACGAGCGGACGAGCTTGACAGGAAACTTTGTCTCGTCAATCGCGGTGTGCGTGTTCGCCCATTCAAACGATCCTGCTGCGGCAGTCAGAGCCGTCGTGGCTGTCGTTGTGATCGTGAATGTCGTCGTAGTTGGAACAGAAGCAACCGAATAGGTACCCGTCGCAGTATCGATCCAGCTCGCGGTCAGGGTGTTGATGGAGTTGTTCGCCGCCAGCCCGTGAGGAGTTGTAGTTGTGATCGTGGCAGTTGTTGAACCGCTTGAGCGAGTTGCCGTTGCAGAGAATGTGCGCTTGCCCGTGTCGGTCGGCGCCTTCGTGTTGACGATGATCGTCGTGTCCACGATGGTCAGCAGGCGCAGGTCGTCGGCTGTCGGGCTGTTCGTGTTCAGGTATGTCTGAGTGGTGCTGTTGAACGTCGGAGTGATGATGTTCCCGACCACGGAGCCAGCGGAGGCTGTCATTACGGTCTGGGTCATCACGCTGTCGTCGAAGACGCACGTGAAGACATACGGGCCCGTTCCGGACCGGCTGACCGTCACCCGTCCTGCACCGACCGTTGTGAGTCCCTCGAGGGCCGTCTGAACGGTTGCGGCAGATGCGTTGAAGTTCAGGGCCGACGTTGTCTGGCCGCCGAATGTGAGCGTGAATGTGCCGCTCCCCGGTCCGGTGACGTATTGTGTTCTGTTGCGCGGGTTTGCCAGGTCAACGATTCGCAGGATCGTATTGCTGCTGTCGCGGCCGTAGATGACCATGTACCGCTCGGTGGCATCGCGGACGATCCGATGGGCCCGGTAGTACTGCGTGTTTACGCCGGCGACCGTCTGGGCGAAGTGTCGCGATCCCGCTCGCGTGGAGACGCCGCTGACCACGCTGAACAGCGCGTTCTCGGCATCCTCGACCTGCGATGGGAACCGGCTGCTCGCACTCTGGGTGGAGATGCCGTTGTGCAGCGAGCCGATCCGCTGCCTGAAATCCGTTGTCGCCATTTATCCCTGCTGCTGCTGGGTCTGTGCCTGCACGAACAGCGGCCTGCTCGAGAACGTGCCCTCGCGGGGCTGGATGGAGTCCGTGATACCCAGCTCCTGGGACAGGTAGGCGTCTGCCATCTGGGATCCAGTAGTGCGCCTGGCAAACCGCTGGGCGGCGTGCTGGGCAACCTGCTCGCGGAGCATGGGGTCGAGGTCAGCGAACGCCAGCAGCTCGGCGACGTCGAGGTAGACCGGGTTGGTGTTCGTCATGCTGAACTGACCCTTGTCGGCGTCGTAGACCTTGGTGCCGCGCATGACGAGGTTCCGGTGCTGATCCGGGCCTGCACCACGGATGCGAAGCACGTCAGAGCCCAGCGTGATCTCGAACGTGCCTCCAGCCGGCGTGTACGGCTTGGCCCGGAGCGTGTTGCATGGGAATCCTTGGGCACACAGGTAGCGCGTGCTGTCGTCCACGTAACGCTCGGCCTCAGCTGCAATGCTGGTGCCGCCAGTATCGAGGGCCGTCACACGGTACTCGTTGATGGCGGCCAGGCAGGCGTTCACGGCGTCAAGTTTGGTCATTGCTGGCATTACCAGACGCTCCTATCTCGCATGCGGGGTCTCCCCCTGAGTTGGATCATGTCGGCTGTGTTGAGTACGTTGACATCTGCGCGGGAGTCGTCCTCGCGCTTGGCCTCGCTCATTCGTCGAACCGCCTCGTCACGGAGCATTCCGTCGAGCGCAGAATCCTTCTTGTGGGCTCGGTTGTAGTTGTACGCGGCTTCCGTGATGACGTAGTCCGCGAATGTCTGCGGAAGATCGGTGAACGCAGTCTGGGCCACGTAGGTCACGCGGACGTTCCGGTTGAAGACGTCGGTGTTGTTGCCAAGGTCGTAGAGAAACCCACCGACGACACTCACGTCGGTATCGGAATCGGCTCCATCGGTGTCGATGCGGTGGGTGCTGGCAGGCACAGCGATCTTGCCTTGTCCGTCCTGTGCCAGCTCGACGTTGTACCGCGTATTGAAGTGCCAGCCCTTGGCCTGGCAGGCGCGGTCGGCGTCATCGAGATACCGCTCTACCTGCGCCTGCGTTGAGATGCCTCCGGTGTCGAGCGCGGCGACAGGGGTCAGCCCCAGCCTTCTGAGGATGGCGTTGATGGCTTCGAGTTTGGTCATTGGTGCTGTAGGTCACTCAACGGAATACCGCAAAATGCAGAATTCGGTTTGCTGCTCCCAATAAATGGCGTGTTGGTGTCAACAGCCAGTTGGCCCGGAAGCGCAACGGTGTTCTGAAAAGTGATCTGATCCGATGTGGGTCGAGTCATCGCCATGGGGTGATCCTTTCAGCGGAAGATTGAGGCGCAAACAACAGACTTATCCACGCCACCAGTTACACTACCATTTCCGGGATGGTGATAGTGCAATCTAAATCGCGTTGCCGAAACTGCCGTGATTGCTCCGTAGCCGTGCATTGCCACCGGGCTTGCAGAACTAGACACCTCATCGGAAGCAGATTGAATTATTGCATAATTCCCATCTGGCATCGCGGTTGCCAAATTGATTGAATATATGCCAGTTGTTTCTCTGCTTACGGAATGAATATTTCCGCTCGCTCGAATGTTCTGCCAAACAAATGAAATAGAAACAGATGACAATGCTGTAGTGGCTGTGGTTGTGACAGTAAAAGTTGTTGATCCAGTAACGGTGATGAGATAGTTTGCCGTGCTAGAATCAATAACGGCACTTGATGTAGACACATTGTGTCCGGTCAGCATTCCATGTGGGCCACTTGTTGTGATTGTTGCCGTTGTTGAGCCTAATGTTCGTGACACGGTAGCCGTTAGACCGCTAGGAAATGTTGTGGTGCTTGAAGTACCATCAAAATTGGCCCAAGCGCGACATCCGTACACGGGCGCAATCGAACCGTAGCCAGCGTTCATCGAAAGATTGCCGACGCTAACGGTTCCGGCAGCGGCTCCAATATTGACCGTGGTCGCCGCACCACCAGCATTCAGCGTGGTTGCATTGGTGTTGAACACCGTCGCCGTTCCCGTGCTGGTAGTCGTGATGTCACCGCCGTTGACGGCAAGATCGCCACTAACCGTCGTGTTCCCGCTGATGTTGCCCGTTAGATCACCTGTCACGTTTCCGGTGACATTGCCCGTCAACGGCCCAACGAACGCCGTAGCGGTAGCAGTCCCATCGACGTCCAGCGTCGAGGTTGGATTGTTCTTTCCGATGCCAACGCGATCGTTAGTCGCGTCCACAAACAGCGTGTCGGTGTCAACGGCCAGGTTGCCCGTCGCTCCGTACAGGCGAGCTTTCTCGGAGTTTTGGTCGAGAAAGATGATGTCGCGGTTGAGGTTTGCTCCACCGCTGTTTGAGATCATCTGAAGGTTGCCGGTAGACGACGCTCCGCCAACACCAGAGGCGATGATGCCCGTCAACGCCGATCCGTCGCCACTGAACGCCGTGGCCGTCACTGTTCCGGTCACGGTGGCACCACTCGTGGTTACGGCAATCTTGGTGATGCCGTTGTTCTTCAGCTCAAGGGTCGTAGTGCCGTTGATGTCTAGATCGGTTGCTTCCACCGTCGGCGTTGTGACCTTTCCCGTACCACTGATGGTCAGGTTGGTGTCGTTGGACACCGTAAGGGTTGAGCCTGTGTTCGGCCGAAGCGTGTTGACGCGCAGCTCACTCATGGTTCACTTGTTCCAGGGCAGGAAGGTGTTCACCCATCGCCACAGCGGCGGGCCGATGACGGCGCCCGCAGCAAACATCAGAACGCTCCACCACGCAGTGCCGAGCACATGTTCCATCGTGTGTCCTCTCGTTAGGGTTGTGAGTTCTCCTGCTTGACCTGGCGCATCGCCTTGTCGAGCAGCGGATCCTGAGCCCGCAGCATCGCTACGAGCTCGCGAACGGTCTCTGGCTTGTCCTGGGCCAATGTTGCGGCCATCATCTGGGCTTCTGTGACCTTGCGGCGAGGTATCCATCCAAGCGCAGCCCGGACTGCTCCGAGCACGCCAGAGGCCGTCAGAATCCAAACCGCAGCGGCACCGGCTGAAGCAATAGCCAGCCAGCGGAGCAAGTCAGCCCACCAAGGCGTCCGGTCGGTAGTCCCAGGAAGTGTCGCGTGGATGTCTGATACCGATCGCTTGATCTTGCGGGCCTCAAGCTGGATGTCCGAAGCGGAGCGAATCGACTCCACTTCTTTGGAAGTGTCTCCAATTCGATCCGTCAACTCAATGATGCGATCCGCCCTGTCACCAATTTCGTTTGCGTCAGACGCGATTTTCGCTGTTGGAGAGCAGGCGCACAGCAAAAGGCAGATGAATGCCTGCCTCACGCCCATACGCGCATCGGCACCGCAGGCGGCGGGTCGAGGATCGGCAGTTCCGCCAGCACTTCAGGAGGCAACTCGCCAGCAACCCGCAGGTTCGCATGGAACCCGGAGTCCGTGACGGGCTCATCGTTTACGATGCGGGTAATGGGACCGATCCAGCCAAGATCCAGCCGGATGCCATTGCAGTCCAGCACGGTGCCGTCGATGATCTGGCCCTCCACATGAGGGATCTCCAAACCAGCGTTGTGAAACGCCTCCACCATGTCGGCTTCGGTTTCGGCTCGTAGGTAGTAGTCGTTCATGCTGTGAGGCTCCGAAGGGTTGCGTCCGAAAGACGAGACGGCCAATACTTTACCGATGCAATGCAATTGTTGAGGTAATCTCGCGTAGACACCCCGTATGCTGGCGTTGTGCCCGAACTACCACTTGCTGCACCAAGCGTAAGGTAGGTTGCCGTAGAAGGGTTGAAATCCCTATTTCCCGTTACTGCGGCTGTGTTGTTGACACACAAACTGACTGGAACAACCGTTCCCGTCCACGCCCCATAGGAAGCCGCTGCCTTGTTGCGCGCAGAGCCGTTTGCACTTGAGGTAAGGCCACTCCAACTATTTAGATTCACCGTGTTCGAACCCGTTGTGGTGTCAAGACCCAACCATCGAGGCGAAGCATAATCTGTTGCGATTGCCGACCCTGACCCACTTCCGGAGTTCTTTCGGAACCAATCGACATAAAAACTGCCTTCGGAGGTGTTGAAACCAAAGGTACTCAATGCAATCGAACACGAGTCAGCCGCTCGCTGCACGGTGCTTGCGCCCGTAGGGAGGTACGAGGATGCGCCGGAGCCTGTCTCAAGTTGTGCGCCCCACATTTCGATGGCGTCGCCGCTCGTCACGATGCGGATGCCGACCCGATGATCGACCGTGTGCGTGAACGTGTACCGCGTCCATGTCGATGTAATTGCCTGCGTAGTCCAGTTCGTACCGTTGTTCTGCGTGTATTGGATGTTCCCTGTACCAGTCACGCGGCGAAGCCACACGCTGAATGTCCGTTCTGCCGATGTGCCAATGGCCGCAGCACGAATCACCGTTGCATTGCCCGCCGATGCCGTGAAGCGCACCGCAGTCGTTCCACCAGCCGGATCAGCATTTCCTGTGGCTCGCGTGATGCTGGTATCCGTCCACGCAGCAGCGTTGAAGTCCTCGCTGTAGGTCATCAGGTTCGTCGCACTACCTTCCAGAAGCAGCCCGCGAGGCGCGAGCGTGGTCGGGTCGTAGTCGAAGCGAGGAATATTCGTGCCAGCGGATGCCACTAGACCGCTGGAGTTGGTGAAGGTAGCGGTGCTGCTGCGGCTGAATGTGAACCGCGAATCCAGCGACGACATCGTGGTGAAGTCAAGCGACAGCGTGGAGCCGTCGCCATCGAGAACCATCGTGCCGATCTTGTCGAGCTGCGACCGATTGATCGGACGCCGCAACCGCCCTATAAGACTCCGCATGAGTCAGATTGAGCACCAGAGGGCACCGCACCTATTTCCGGTTGTGGTGCTGGACTTGAATTGCAGCGTCACGAATTGCGAACCAACGCAATCAATAAGCGCAAAGGCTGGAGGAACATTGTTCGCCGCAGATGCCGTACCTGGTGAATACAGGTTTACTGTTGGCACGCCGCTGCTTGCGGTAATGTTGTGGAAGAAGAATCGACTGTTTCCGTCGATGCTCACGCTGGCCGTTGCGGTGCTGTACGACATGGTCAGCTCTGCAAGCAGCGTTGGAACATACAAAGTCGTTGCGGACTGGATGTAGCTGTTCCATCCAATCACCCGCATCATTGGCGAGCCTGCGCTTGAAGACTCCGAGTATGGCGTGATCTTCAGAAGGTTGGGTTCCTCATTGGTCGGGCTATAAAGCAGGAGTGTCTGACCTGTTGACGTCGGGACAGTGGTCGTCGGAATTGCGGCGTCGTAGGCATTGGCGGAAATGCTTGCAGCCATCTCTGCCTTGCCGTAGTTGGGCTGCGGGGTGCAGAGGAACGCGCCGACGGCATTCCCAGTCATGGACGTCGCCAAGGTTGCAGGAGCCTTCGTGACGATGTTCGATTGGATGTTCATGGCTTTCGGTCCAGATTTTGTTCGATGCGGTCGAGCCGCTGGGAGTGGTGCTGAACGCTGGTGTCGATCCGCTCCATCATTCGGATGAGCTGAGACCAACAACCGACGACGATTCCGAGGATCGTGACCACCAGGGCGACGAGGCCCAGCCAATCACGAAACGACAAGGTGACGATTCGACCGTCTGGCATGGTCATGTCTTTGATTCCTGGATAAAGCCAGGGGTGGGTCCGAAGACCCACCCCCAGCCTTCCGGGGGTTGTGATGAGTGAGAATCAGGCCAGCACGCCGGCACTGGTCGGGCTGCCGTCAGTGTTGCCACCGACCGCCACGATACTGCCAGCAGACCACGGGCACAGGATTCCGAGACCACACTGGATCTGAGCCTTGAGGAACTTGGTGTTCCGACGCTCATCGTCCATCATGTAGCTCGACAGACCAGCCGCCTGCACCATACCGATGGCAGGGCTGCCAGTGTCAGCGCCACACAGCGCAACGGCAACGGGAATGCCCTGAGCTCGGTTGGTTGCAGCTGTTGCACTAAACGCACCGTCCCAACGGCCCTGGTACTTGCCGCCAGTTCCGCCAGCAGCCGAGGTGTACGCCACCGCAGCATCTTCGCCAGTCAGGCTGCTTCCCGACAGGTCAGAGCTCGGCAGGTTATTCGTCACCACGACGTTGAACCCTTCAAGCTGGCCGATGACGCGAGCATTCACGTCGTTCGGCTGGGCCGAAAGATCGCGACTGTAGGTGCTCGGCATAATCGGGTTGGCCGACACAGCAGCACCAGTCCAGTTAGCCTCAAATCGCAGCAGCGTCTTGATGTACGGCGTGATGAACAGGTAACGGCTGCTCTCGGGAACACCCTTCTGATCCATGCCCTGCGCCATGGTGGCGAGATCACTGCGGAAGTTGTACGCGCCCTGGGGACCGAGCGGGTAGGTGGTGCTCACGCTTGCGGCAGTAGATGCCGTACCGACGCTTCGGCACACGCGATAGCCACCATCGTGAATGTTCTGCTCGGCACCCGTAGCAGCAGCCTTGACAGCCAGAATGGCGATCTTGCGGTCAAGGACGCGAGCGATATTTCGCGCCAGCTTCGTTGCGAACGGTGCAAGCACGTCAAAGTGCAGGGTGTTCAGATCGTTCAGACCCACGTCCAGCGAGTTGACGAGGATCTCATCGACGGTAACAGACTTCTGACCGACTTCGACGCGACGGACGTTGGTTCCCTGTGTCGCCTGAAGGTTGAGCGGAGTGCCCACGTTGTGGTATGCAGCCGCCGGGTCGTCTCCAAGGATGGGCCACTGGTAGGACGAGCCGCCAGTGATCTGCTTCATGGAGAGGAACGAATTGCTGCGGTCGTAGAACACGCTGGAGAGCTGGAATGCTTCCAGCACGGTGCCACTGAACAGCGTCAGGGCCATGGACGCATCGCTGTTGAGCTTGTCGAGCAGCGCGCGTTCGGTATTGACAATCGACATGTGAAAGTCCCTTGTATTCGGGTTGCTTGGTGGATGAGTACGCGAGACGCGCGGGTGTCCGCTCCTAGTTCTGGGCCTCTTGCGAGGGTGTCCAGACGGTCACGGGCCGAGCAATCAAAATGCCCCACCAGTCTTTCGACTGGCGTGGCAGAAACCCACCGCCGGCCCGAAGGCCGACGATGAGCGCAGGAGATCAGGTTGTTTCTGGTGATTGCTTGCGCTTTGGCGAAGTCGCCTGTGTTGCTTGCAGCGCCTCCACCATTTCTCGCAGTTTCGCATTCTCGTCGGCAATCTCGGCCGCTGTCTTCGGACGCGAAGAACCCTTTGCTGTCTTGATGGCGTTCTGCAACGCCTCTTGTGGTGACGAACCCTCCCCGCTGTGCCACGGGTTCTGCGTCTTCTGGTCGATCAGGTCAACAACGTATACCTGAATCGGTCCACGCATCATGGCGTTGACCAGGTACGTGCTCCCGAGCGCGTTCAACTGGTCCCATTGTTCTGGCGTAGCGCGAGTGAGGCTGCTCATGGCTTATGAATCCCCTGCAAGAGATGCTTTGGCGTGTTCGCAAGACGCCGCTTTGTGTCCTCGTCCACGTATCCCTGCTTCCGAAGACGAGACATGGCGCTGACAACGTCGTCAACGCTGGAGAAGCCAGCCGCTGTAGCAGCTGGAGTAAGTCCTTGAACAAGCGGAGCTGCTTTGCCTGCACCAACGGCGTGTTGGTGCATAAACATGAGCTCACGCATGGCGGATGTGGCGTGTGCTGGATCTGCAAGCCTTGCGTTTAGGCGTGAAATGTCGTCTTTTGAAAGGCTTCCGGCAGCCCAGTTGAGGACGTTGTCTCGCTGTGCCGCGCCGCCGGCCATGTTTGTAACCTCATCAATGGCACGCTGAACCTGCGTCTGTGCAAGCTGCACTCGAGCAGCCTCACCCTGGATAATCCGTTCCGCCATTGCTCGCCCAACACCAGCCTTTTCCATGGCTTCAAGGTGATGTGGGGCGATCTTTCCGTCGGCCAGGTACGACGTCGTAATGTCCTCGAGCTTGACGCCAGCCCGCTCTGCGAGCGCTTCCGGGCTGTCCACACGTCTCTGTCCGATGAGCTTCTGCGCCTCGGCATACGCCTGCTCCAGTGCTTCTGGATTCTCAAACTTTCCAGCCCACCGCTTTGGCGCGATCTGCTGCGTGTTCTCAGGCTTCTGGGTAGGTGCCGCCGCCTTGGGCTCGCTTGGGATATGAGCGGGCGCGAGGGCCGGCTCGGGACTAGAGGCGGATGCCGTTTCAGGCGGCGGCGTTTGCGGTTCCTGCATTGCTTGTCTCCTGCGGTGAAAGTTCGTTTGTCATCACGTCGCCGCCGACCTGGATGAGCCGCTTCTGGGCTTCCAGTTCGATGGCCTGCTGCATGGCCGCGGATGCCTCCGCTGCCACCTGCTCGCTCGTCTTGACCAAGCCGGGCTCGAATATCCCGCTCTGACGCAGCAGCGTGTCGAACAGGACTCCGAGGTCGATCCGCTTGGTCATCTCGGGTCCAAACTGAGCCATCGTGCTGACGAGTTGCAGCAGCTTGGCCTTGTCGGCTTCTCGACTCAGGGCCGCAATGCCCGTGACGGCCTCAATGTCCATGCTGTTCCTTGGCAGCGCCGGCAAGATCGCGTCACGCTGCATCTGGTACAGGAGTCGTTCGACGAGCGGCACCTGCTGGGCGTCGGCAATCGGTGCGTAGACGCCACCAAGCGCACCCTCGAGCTCGCTGGCGATTCGCTGGATCTGGAACGCCGTCACGCGCTCACCCTTGGGTGCCGCGTCGGCCTCCATCAGCATGGCGACGGCAAGGTCACGGCGCTTCTCAAGGGCGGTCTGGTACACGACCTGGAAGTCGCTGCCCTTGTTGACGCTCAGGAAGGCGATGTCCTGGACAGCCCCGCCCTGAACGCGGGCCTCGATCACTTCCCCGCTTGGCTTCGCGAGGTCGCTTGCACGGACCTGCGAGTTGTAGTCGATGCACGGCACGAACTTCGAACACATGCCGGCGAAGTCCAGCAGGCGTTCGTGCAGCTCGTTGAGAGTACGCACGTCGCCGAGGTTGGCCTCGATGAAGCCACGACCGTAGTCCTCGCCAGGAGCGAGTTCAAACGGCGTGCTCATGTACGGGCTGACAGGCTCCTCGCTGGTGCGGAAAATCTTCTTGTTGATCTCCTGCTCCACCAGCCAGACCCGTGAGTATGGTTGCCACGCGCATCGCGTGTACAGGTCCACGCCACGCTCGTCGTAGTTGCGGTCAAGGTCTTCGCCGCTGATACCAACGATCTCCATGATCTCCGGAGAGAGCGTGGCTGGGTCGATCTTCTCGCTGACGATATGGAACTGGACGTCCTGCGACGAGTCGCGGCAGGTGACGTACTGGTCTCGACGGAAGACACGGAGCCGGTAGTCGTCGGTGAACTGCTCGAGCACGTCGCCGGTAATCAGGATCTGCGTGATGGCCTGCCGCTTGCGGCTGCGGAATCCGGTGCGGCGTCGGTTGCTGCCAGCACCCATGTCGGCCGACTCAAGCCGGGCATCATCAGGAGCTC